ACGCAATCACCATTTGTATGGCTGAGTCGGGCGCTATGGCATCAACCCTGTCGTAGATGTGTAGCCTGGACTCTGCCCACTTCGCGAAGTTACTCACGTAACCCAGCGGTGGTCGTTCCCGTCCAGCGGCCAGCTCCACATATTGTTCGAGCACGTCCTCAGCCAACAGCTCTAAAGATGCGATACCCACGGAATAGCCTTGGTTTATGGCAGAGAGTCCGAGCTGAGAAGCAACGGTAGATTTGAAGTGTCCAGTGTAGCCACCCATAAGCACCATCTCGCCTTTACGTAGAGCAAAGTCACCATCGAGCTTTTGCCATGGTGTCCTGATGCCTTGGTCAGCAAAGTTGCGTCTCTCCTCGACCCTAGTAATTAAGTCAGTTGTAGCGACCATCTCTGCCGACTCTACGATGGCAAGCTCCTCGTTTATGTTTATATCCTTAAAATCAATCATCGGAAGTGTTGCGCCCCCTTCTGTGTCTCGTTAGTTAGTTCATCATTCCACCGCTCGCCGTTCAGAAATGTCGACGGGTGAGGAATGTACTTTGTTAGCTCGTTCGCAAACGGCTTTTTAGTTAGATAGGAAATAGCCTCTTTCTGTTCGCCCTCCTTCATGCGACACCAAGACTTTTCAGCAGCCTTTTTGGCAGTCTTCCTTGGATACAAAGTCCAAAACTGATCGAAGGGAACGCCTTTATTTATTCTATTGTTATTTATATTGTTATTAGTGGTCGTCTCTCGACCTACCCCTAGGTCGTCTGTCGACCTACGTAGGTTGTCTCTCGACCTACCCCCTAATCCAATAGTGTGTAACGCCGTGTCCATTGGTACATTGATCATGTACCGAGTATTGGTTGTGCTATTCCCCCTCTCCCTAATCAACCAATTGTTGTTCTCCAGCACGTTGAGATACTTAAGCACTGTGCTGTGACTCAGACCTGTTTCACCTTGTATTCTGGATTGCGACGGCCACGCAACATCCTGATTCTGGTTCATGTAAGTCGATAGGTAATGAGCTAAGTATTTCGCCTGTGATGGAAGCTCTGACTTCTGCACCAACTTGATCCAGTTAAAGCACGTCATATCGATCATTGCTGGACCCTTATGTTCCAGAGGTCAATCAAGGTATCCAGCAGTTTGTGTGCTAGATACCAAGTTTCTTCTTCCTCTTTACCTGCCGCTTTCTGTAGAAAGACTTTGATAGCCATCTTTTCGTCAACGTGTAACCGATGGTTAGCTAACTCTTTTGCTGTCTCTTCGACCCAATTTGTCATTGTTTGCCTCCAATGCTTATAATGGCCGAGCACTACTTCCAAGTGCTCTTAGTTCATAGTTAGTTCAAGCCTTGCCCCCTTACTCCCTGGGGGCTTTTTTATTCCTCACACTCCTTGATGAGGTCATAAACTGACATCTCGCACAGATCGGCAATCTTGCACATAGTGCCGAAACGGATGTCACCTTGGCTCCTGTATCGATGGACCTGCATTCTGCTCACGCCCAATGTCTCTGCAATTTGCTCGTTGGAGACGCCCGCGAGGCTTTGAGCCTTGCAGACGCCTTTACCCGTATGAAAACCCTTAATCCTAGAAAGGCGGTGCTTCACGAGACATATCTCCTTGGCTTTGCTGACGCGCTGATCGCTTAGGCTGTGCTGGCTTGTTGTAAGAGTCGCCAGAGTTAGCGCCTTTCGAGTCGAGCATCTGCATCTCTCTCGCAATAATCTGCGTGTTGTAGCGGTCTTGCCCGTTGTCATCTCGCCACTGACTGGTGCGGATCGAGCCTTCTACATATATTTTTGATCCTTTTTTTAGGTACTGCCCCATGATCTCGCCCAGGCGACCGTAGGCGACGACGTTGTGCCATTCAGTTTTTGACTGCTCCTGACCGTTGGCGTCCTTCCAGCTACTACTAGTCGCAAGAGAGCAGGTAGTGAACGGACCCGCATTACCCTGCCTAATCTCTGGATCGTTGCCCAAATTGCCGACCAAAATGGCCTTGTTGATTCCTTTACTCATCAATTGTCTCCAATAATTTTTTCACGTTGCTTTTCTGACTATCAGTCAACCGACCCCACACCACGTTTTTCTCGTACTCTGTGAAATCACTGACCAAGTCATAGACCTTGTTTGCGTCTTCCTCCTCTACTCCTTCTCGAATGAAATTGACGTACTCATCAAACTGCGCCTCCGCATCAGCGAGCGTCGTGCGCCATTGCTGCTTGAATTTTGTCTTTTCCCCCGCTGGGGCGCCGTTAAAAGCATCATCACGGGCCTCGTCGTCGAGACTCTTCACAAACTCGTGAAACCTCACAGGAAGGTCCATAACGTCGATTGCGGCCTTGTAAGGGGGTACGTGCTCCTCAGGCGGTAAATCCTCACCACGGTAAACGTAGAGCCCCAGACCGTGCATACTGATGGCCTTTGCGAAACATCTCTGCATTGAGGTATTAATCTGGAAAACCGTGGGATTCTTGACAGGTGTATTACGATGATCAAGCACAGGCAAATGAGCCTTCAATGACTTCCCTCCTACAGTGACGGTGCAGAACACCATTATCTCGCCATTGGGGCGCTCCACCCAGTCATGATGCTCGTAAGTCGCATCAGGATACTTCTCGCATAGGATGTGCCATGCAGATGCCCAGCTAATGTAGGACAGGTTACCTTTCTTCTCGATAAACTCAGAGCAATCGATCTGAGCCAGTTCCGTGTACTTATGCATATGCTTCCTCCCGTAAAGCGTCGTTCCAGCGTGTGTTTTCTTCGATCAGACACTCCAGCAATATGCATTGGCTAAACCGCCACATAGCATCCCGTGTCTTCACGTAAAGTGGTTCATTCCGTTCTGGGTTGAACACCTCAGCTACATACTCCGCAACAAAGTTATCTGCCCAGAGTGCCTCCGAGATAAGCTCTGTCAACGCGTGATCCTCAATAAGCCATAGGACGAGGTCTGCACGGGTTCTGGTGCAACTTATGTCATTCACGTCATCAATCCAGTTTGGAAAGCGCGTGTTTATGTCTTCCATATCAATCATATTTTTGCCTTTGCTCTTAGATAGTGAGTCAGTGAGTCGTAATTTGAATCTGGCTGACTATAAAGTTCTTCCGCTAAATCAAATCCCATTAACGGCTCAGGAATTTCGCAGCACAGCCTAAAACGCTCGCTAAACTCACCACCAAACCCGTGCTCGACCTTTCTACGAGGCCACATCTTTTTATCGCGTTTCGCTATGAACTTGTTTTTATAAGCTTGGAGCGCTTCTCGCTTCCTTCTTTTCTCCCAACCCCTCTTTACAGCTTTCGATCTCGCTTCAAACTCTTCTGCTATTTTTTTCTTACGTCTCTCTACTTTTGCTTTGCGGTCTTCGATAGAGCGCAGAGCGGTTTGATATGCGAGCTGGTGTTCTACCTCTTTCTCAAACTTAGGATCGTTTGCAAGCTTACGCATGTATTGCAGTCTCAACTCCGCAAAAAGATCAATGTCTTGTTGCATGCTTTCCGCCCTCCGCTTGGAAGTCGACCATAAGCTCGTCGTACAGATCTTCTTTGACGTACTCCCACGTAGCGTTTGCATACATCTCGTAGAGGCGACCTGGGTGATCATCACGGAAAGCCTCCCAGATCCAAGCCATGTGATACTCGACTAAAAACGGCGGCAAGATGTCTCGCTCTAAACCTGGGCGGCGATTGATAAGCCATAAAATGAGATCACCCTTCACCTCGCGGCTATTGATGACATCAAGTCCATGGTCCTGCCAGTCAGGATAGGTGCGTGTGAGGGATCTGAGGATCTCAGTTCCTGATGCTTCTATCAGTTTCATAACCCTTCCTTGTTATCATTGGGTGATAACAGAATAGGTTACATAGAAGGATGGGTCAAGAGGTAGAGGGGTAACGTCCTGTACGAATCATTTCACAGACCTCATCGGCGCGATTACCGACTTGCGTGGCCCATCGAGAATCCATGAATTCATCAGCAGCAGTGTTGTAATCAGCGCGCTCCATAGCTGACAAGGCATTTTTAAAGCCCATGAGACGCGTCATGCCTAAGTTAAACAGCAGGTTTACCATTGCATCCTGGCGAACTGAATCTAAGTCGGTGAACCAAGAGAACGCTAACAGCTCACGCTGACAACGGCCTACATCGTTCTGCAAGAGATAAAGAATCTCGTCTTCAGATAAACCCAGAGAACCTTCCTCAATGCAACGACCGACTCCTATTGTGGCAAGGCCAGACGTGCATCGGTAGAAGTGAGTCCGAGAACCCTCATGTCTTTTTAACTGCTCTAATATCTTGCTCATTTGCCCCCCGACTTACTCGCACCAAAGTAAAAGCTCACCACAG